AGTGCAAACACTCGATATTGACTCATTAGACGGTAAAAAGATACTATTGGAAAATAAGCTGGTTAATCGTGTTGTTCTTGAGGTGTACCGAAGCCGAGGTATTTATTTAGGTGAAGAGTTTCCCGATGATGACACAGTGACCGATATGACCTATGCTGAAAGAGCGTGGTTAGAGGCCGACCCTTTCAATACGACTATACCGCTTAGAACTACGCAGGTCGATGTGGTTATTTCAGGTTCTTGGAATTACGGTGGTCGAGTTTGTATTCGTCAGGTTGACCCCCTACCTTTTGAGATTCTGTCAATAATTCCCGACCTCCACCAATAGGAGGTTTCGTGCTACCTAAAATAATAGACTTGGCACTTTTAACAGTCGATGAGATTAGAAATTTAATTTCGGAAATCGAGTCGGTTGTTTCTAGTCGTGAACAAATAGAGATACCTCTAACTCATCATTTTTCAAAAGGTGTTTACGCCAGGGAAATTTTCATACCCAAAGGAAGTTTTATCGTTGGCAAGATTCATAAACACGAAAATTTAAACATACTAAGTAAAGGTGATCTCTCTATTCTTTCTGTAGAGGGAATGTTTTCACTCGACTCAGCTTGAAGCTGTCGAGGGTTATCGTAACCTGTTATTGTGATCTCGATACCTATTCCGGTAGGTGTAAATACTTTCCATACCTGACCTACCATCATACCGTCAAAAACATCGGCTGTCGCCTGAACAAGTAAACCTGTATCTTGCGAAACCTCCCAATCGTTTGAACTTATTTGGTATGTAACACCGTCAAGTAAGACTTCGACAACATTTAAACTTGTACCGTTAGAGGTGAATGTCATCGGTGTTCCGGCGTCGGCGTTAGCTAAAGACGATGCTACTTTAAACGTGTTGGCAGTAAGGACTATAACATAACAGTCCGATGTCGCTAAGGCTGACAACCCTGTCGGCAAAACTGAACCGCTTAGTGTGATTCTATCGCCTGTACTAAAACCGTGACTTGCAAGTGTAAAGCTATCGGTTGTATGATCGGCAACCACAGCGTAATCAATGATAGGTAAGTCTTTTTTGTTTTCAGATTTAGTCACGGTTGAATGAGAAAAAACCATATCTTTTTGGTCACTAGGGAAACGATCGTTACTATACTCGATCACCTTTGTTCCATTGCGTTCGACTACAAAAAATGTTCTAAATTTTCCTGTCGACAATCGTGTAGTAGCAACCGACTTATACTCACCGTCAGTATCGTGAGGTGTCCACGCTTGCATCTTTTGTTCACGTTGATAGGTAAGGGTCGCCATTTCACCGTCGTCAAATACAACCCAAACCAAAGGTGTATCGCCACCTTGAAACGACCAAGATACGACTCTTCTGTTTTGAAAAAGGTGATTTGAGAAAATAGAAATCTCGTCACCGTCGTATTTATTATTATCGTTATTGTAAGTCAAATTACGGATAACATTAGTCGCCACATCGACAAACAATAGGGCACCCGGAATTTTTAAAGGTGGTATTCTTTCATCGATTACGAACTCGGCTTTATTTTTCATCGCAGTATTGAGTACATTCAACGGAGCATCGTCGTTTGCAAAAATACCAATCGTAGTAAACGCAATGAGAGCGCCGTTATCAAGCAATCTTAAAACTTCAGCCGCACCCGATGAGCCGCACTTAAACGATAAAGCAGAGGTATCATTAAGAGGATAATCGCGTGTGAAATTTTCTTCATACTTTACGCGACTGGCTTCGATCGCCTCAACGTCTAAGTCAGTATTTCCTAATAGCAATCTACTCTGAAGAACGGCTCCGGTTTTTGGATATAATAAGTCAGGTTCGGCGTCGGGTGAAAATTTAAACGGTGATCGAGTATAGTCGGGCTCCTCGCCTAAATCGATGTATGTTGCAACCCATGTGTCGTTCACTCCTGCGGTGATACTACTCGTTGAACCTAAATATCCGAACGCTCCACCACCTGACGGTCGAGAGAAAATATTAAAAAGTAGAGGCTGATCGGGTATGTGATTCGGATTTGCACCGGTCGTTATTGTTAGTAAATTGCTTTCACCTGCGTTTACAGGTTTATTTACGGAGGCCGCAAACGGTACGAAATGTGACTCTTGACCGTCAGTGTCCACATAGTTGTAACCATATTGAATAGAGTACCCTGTGCTTCCTGTTACCGCCGTGGAACCTGAACCCATTGAATAAGTGTAAGGTGGAATATCGAACGTCAGTTCAACCCATAACCAACCTGATACAGAATCCAAGTAAAGTCGGTAGGGACTTTCGTCTTTTAAAAATACTATTAGTGACTTTTGATTTTGGTAGTTTGATGGACAAAAATGTAAATCTCGAAGTTGAGTCTCATCGTAATTGGTGGCGCCGGAAACGTCAGTGTAAGTACCGTCGTCAACATTGTGTACGCGAATGTATCGATCTCCAAACTCGACCAAATATGGAGTAAAAGGAATCGATTCAATAATTACTTCGGCAGTAGGAACTTTCACTTCGAGATGTAAAGTAGTTCCCGGAGCGTTTAAAATTCGACCGGTTTTACCAATCAGACAATTTCGTCCGACAGCTACGCCGGAGTTATATTTTTCAAGAGTTATGCGGCGGCGTAAGGCCGGGTCTAACTCTCCACCTGCAAAAGAAGTTTTACTTTGTAATGACATCTATTCCAACCTTGCTCTAACGAAAGGGGATTGCATAGCCGGGGAATCAAAAGTGAGATTTTCACTCTTATCGAGTTCTTGAGCTTCAATTAAGAAAAGTGTGAAATCTTCTTTACAATTTTCACGAATCTTTTTTGACTCTTTACCTATAATCAGAGGTGCTGATAAATACGCGAGCCTTGCCGCAACAGCGAGACCAGCGTGAACATTTAAAGCGGCAAGTGAAATATCATTCGGAATGTATTCAACGCTCGCTTGGTATTCGTTGGTGAGAATTACAACCTGATCGGCGATTGAGGCTGTCTCAAGTGGGATTTTTGTAGACTCGTCGTCTTTAACTTCGTCGGAAACTATTCTTCGCAGCCGAGCGCAATTTGACGGATATTTATAAGCATAAAGCCAAAGATCGTTCGGGTCGTTTTCTAAAAGCTCAAGGTTATCTTCAAGCAATGGCTCTTGAACACGCAGACTTATTGTTCAACGGTTCGCCTGAAGATTCTAGTTTAAAAACTCCGGGTTTGTTTGACGTGTATTCAACTTTCGACGATTCTGTTTCTCCTGTTGCAGCGCAGATGATCGACGGTGGCGGTACAGGTTCAGACAACACCTCAATCCAACTTTGCTCTTGGGGCGATCAATCAATGTTTGGTATTTTCCCTGCCGGAACTCAAGGTGGCTTAAAACGCACCGACGATTCTCAAGGTGGAAAACTTATCGACATCGTTGGTACTGACCACTTAGGAAATCCGGGAACATTTAAGGGTTATCGTGAGTTGTTCGAGATCGACCACGGTTTAGTTGTAAAAGACTACCGTCAAGGTTCTCGTATCTGTAACATCGACGTTACGAAATTAAAATCAGGTGTTGGAGCTGCGGATTTAACTGATCTTATGATCTCTGCGGTTTACAAACTTGATTCTCAAGAGAACGGTCAACAAGTGTTTTATGTAAATAAAACGATCATGGCTTTCTTACACAAACAAGCGATCGAAAAAGTTTCTGCCGGCGGTGGTTTAACTTACGAGAACTACATGGGTAAAAAAGTGTTGATGTTCTTGGGAATCCCAATCAGAGTTTGCGATGCAATCTTGAACACTCAAGCTCGCATCGTACCGGTGTAATAGCTGGTTAGTGTTTACTAAGTGAGCCTCGCAAGAGGCTCTTTTAAAATTGTTTTATTTAACTTTTTAACGAAAGGATTTACCAATGTTAGGCGCTTTTGATAAACAGAACCAACTAAGTTCTGCTCAAGCAATCACAACAGGTACGGAGGTTTCTGAAAATTCGTACCCTGTAAATGGAGACCCAAGTATCGGTCGTAAAATGGGCATCGCAGTAATCGCGACTGAAGATGCAGCCGGAGATGTTGTAGCGACATCTTACGAATTTCAGGCGATCACAGCAGATGTCACAGCGTTGACGACTGGAAAATTGGTGGTTGGAAGTTCAGGTGCGATCGCAGGGTCCGACATCGTAGCGGGTAAAGTTATTGAAGTTCCAATCCGAGCAGGTTCAGTTGTTAGCGGACAACACGTCGGCTATCAAGTCGTTGTGACCGGTGGAACTAACCCTACCGCAGCTTTTGATGCGTTTTATGTTCCGATTGATGAGATTCCTCACAATCCATATTTCGCTAAAGCTGTAGATACTTTAGTATAGGTGACAAATGGATAAAAACCAACTACCTCAAATGCCTCCGATGCAATCTGTATCGGGGGTTGCTGAAGCCGCTTCTGTTGTTAAAACCTCTCCAAAAGTATCTGAACCCTCAAAAGAAGTTGACGCAAAACTTCAAGAGAGAGTTAAAGCTGCTCTTGTTAGAGGTGTACCTCAAGAAGTAGTCGATGCTTTTTTAACGTCGAAAGACGGAAAAGTAAAAGTTCGAGCTACCACAAAAGGTATTTATCCAAATTGTATTCGTCGCAAACGTGGTGACGAATTTAAAATTGCACAACTCGAAGATTTTTCGACGACGTGGCATGAACTTGTAAAATAATTTTAAGGGGGCGTCATGTACACTAAGTCTAAGATTTTTAACTTAGCTCTGAACATGATGCTTCTCCAACGTGAAATCACCAACGCCGACAACGATCAAACCAAAGAAGCAAAAGTTTTAAGAACTGTTTGGGAACCTGCTTTATATTCTGCACTTGTTGAAATGGACTTAAACCGAACTCGACAAACTGCGGAACTTGAGCTTTTAGAAAACGACCCGAACGATCTTTGGCTTTATGCTTATAAATATCCGTCAAATTGCGCTCGGCTGCGAAGAATAGTTTCCGACGAAGTTAAAGACGACGAGTCTACAAAAATGCCACTTGAGACAG